AATCATATAAGATATAAGGGTTTGGGTTGGTTATAGCATTTGAGTCATTGATAGCAAAAATGGGCTGAATTGTATAGGCATCTGTATCCCATACTGTACTAGAAAGCTTTGTACTTCCAGTAACCTGACCTTTAGCCAAAGCCCAAAGATAATTGCCAATTAACATAACTGGTAATTTTGTATAATCTGGCATTACTTTGATCTCCTAGCGATTCTATTTGCTGACTCTTTAGCCATTCCAGAGCTATTAAGATTTCCAGAAGAAATCCTAGATAGAGTAACTTCTGATTCTTTAAACATCTCTTGGTCAATTTTATCATAAAAACCAACATCTTCTAACATCATTGCTGCTTGCCTATTCATATAGGAATTGAATGTTCTTTCAAATGCTCCTGAAACTGCAGTACCTCCAGGATTTGGAACATAGGATTTTTTTGTAAATACTTTTTCCCCATCTACATCAAAAACAAGGTACTTTCCATTTCTTGGTCTAATAGTTATTGGATTACCATCTTCCATTACAAAAGCTCTTTTTCTAAACACCTGACCGCTTCTCTCAGGCACTGTAGCGTCTTTAAAAGTATATTGTATACTTGGATTACCAGAAGTTGCTGTAATTGTATAATAGAATAATCTAGCATTTGCATTGCCTATTTTATCGTTTTCATAAATGTGGTGAAAAGATGTACTATCTCTTCTTGCTAAGTTATCCATATAAAATCCAAAGTATTGACCAACAATGTTTAATCCATTTTTGATTATTTGACTTTTATTTTGTGGATTATTGTGAAGTTCTGTAAGTGTTTCAGTATGGTATCTTGCTGTGGCTATAATCTTTTGAGCCATCTTACCAGTATCTACTGCCATATTAATCTACTTCTAGTGACTGTATTTCTTGACGCTTTAATACCGTTTCATATTCTAGAACTTTTCCTAAGTAGTCAAGAAGTGGGGTAGTTCCAGATGGTTCAAATATTGTTGCTCCATCTAATCCACCTGCGGTATTTTGGATATAATCTTCTTTCCAAATATTTCCCTCAGAGTTTCTTATTGCAACAACACGATACTCAGTGGATATTGGATCTGCAGTTCTAATCTTAATAAAATCTTTTGTTATTGTGATATAGTCTTTTAGGTCTACCTGTGCTGAGTTTCCACCAAGTTGTGATCCAAGAATACCACGAGCATAGCAAGATACTGTTTTTTGAAGAGCCCAAGACTTTGTAATCATTCCATTTGTTGCATTACGGGTGGTGGTTGGCTCATAAATGTCAGCAGTCATTGTATATGTAGAATGGGCTAAACAAGACATTTAAATCGCCTTTAGATTCCAAACCTTATATTGAGAAAGTAATGAGTCTACATATAGGTTTCCAGTACCATTTAACATTCCATCTGCAAACTGAATATTAAAGGAATCGTTTTGAATTGACTTCAAGCCCTTATTTCTATAAATAGAATCGTTACATAGGAAGTCATTAATTAATTCATACACCGCAATCTTAATATCTTCTGGAACTGCCTTCCATCCATATTCACCACGAACTAAATATGAAGAGTCTTTTCCAAAATATGAAGGGTTTACTAAAGGATTTTGATCTACCCATTCAGTAATGTTTACACCCTCTGAGACTACTTTAATGCCAAACTTGCTTGGTGCTATTCCTACCGTTGCCCCAAGCAAATCAATAGCTGGTTCTTCTGTGGAATCATAAATTACAAGGTCATCGGATGTGATCTTATCAAATGATTCAATTCTTTGACCTAAATGTAAAAGGTCGGTATTTTGTCCATAAGCACCTACAGTTTTATATTCAAACTTAAACTCATTTGAAGTATAAGCATTAATCAAATATCTTGCTTTTCTTTCAAGTTTTTCAACAAAGGTTTGTGCCTGATCTGTTAATACATTAGTTCCACCATTTGAAACATTTTCAAAATAAGAAGATATCTCACTATATGTTGCATATGGTCTTTTAATTGTAATATCAACATTGTCTGTTGAATATGCGTTTATTTGTATTGATTGTATTTCAACTACTAATGCTCTATCATATTTGCAGGTGTCACTGTTTAAATCAATAGTATAGTTGGTTTTTCCTTGTTCTAAAATTTTATGGACTCCAGATTGTGTTCCACTTGTGTTTATAAGGGTGCTTGGAGAGGATGTATATATATTAAAAGTATCATTACTTACCTCTGAAACATAATAAATTGTAGATGAATTTATTCCAGTTGGAAGTGCCCCAGTTGTAGAAAACTTAATGGCATCACCATTTAAATGTCCGTGGCTTGTCTGTGTAATTACTGCAGGGGTTGCAATAGTAATTGTGCATGTTTCAGCTGCATCTGTAAAGGTTAATTCTTCATATTGAATATATTCATCATTTGTGTTGTCATAAACACTATAAACTAGGCTAACTGTGTTTTGTGGGGCGGTATAGGTAAAACTAGCAGTTCCTAAATCATTTACTAATAATTCCATTTAAATACCATAGAAAGATTCTACTTCTTCCTTGGTAGCCTCCCTTACTTCACTTGCTTGGTTGGCTAATATTTGCTCTGCCAGCGATTTACTTACAAGCACAAATGGCTCGTCCATATCAAACTTAACACCATTTCCAGCGTAATATCCACCACGCTTAATAGCCATAGTTAAAAGAACTTTTTCTTCTTTTTTAGATTCTACTTTTGCTTCTTGTATTTTTACTTTAACTTCTTCTTTTGTAGGACCGTCTTCATAGTCAAACAATGATTTTGATGATTCTTCATACATTTCCCAAGTAACTTTAGCCTCTTCAATAGCTTCAATAATATCTTGTTTTCTTGCATTCTTTGATATTTCAATATCAAATGATAGACATAAACCCTTAAGGTCTCCGATTGTTTTACTAGATAACATAAATCCTCCTAATTATTAATTATACACTAAAAAGAAGTAAGGGTCGGACAAAAATCCGACCCTTACTAAGATAGCATATAACTAAGCAGTTGGTACTGCGTAGGCTACTGCCGACTTTTCTTCTAGTGCTACACCCATACGGACGTAGACTGTGTACTCTACAGAGTCCTTTCGTGGTTGGAACTCACGATGTACTGTAACATCTCTCTGGAAACCCCAAATGCGGTTTGAAGGAAGAGTTAGGTCTACATAGTCTTCTGGATACAAAGGAACTTCTTGAACTGGAAGACCGAAGATGGTGTATTGAGCACCAGCTGGACCGCCAATTCTAGGAGTAACTCCGTCAATTACACGAGTAGCAACATCGTAAGGAACTGAAGTTCCGTCAGTTGTATTAACTGTGCGAAGCTCTGTTAGCAATTCCTGAATATGCTTGCTGTTCATGTAGAACTTAAGATCCTGACGGCGAGCCTTGAACTTACGAGGCATTGCGTTGTAGATTGCTTCGATTGCATCAAGAGTCAACTTTGCGGAAGAGTTATCGCCTGAATCAGGAGTAGCTTCCCAGATGTCTGTCATAGTTGCAGCAGCTGCTGCAGCTTCGTGAGCACCTGCGTAGTTAGTATCCTTGATCTGACGGATAAATCCTGCAAGAGTATTGTTGTATGTACCGTTACCAGAATCACCTGGACGACCATTAATTGCAATATCTTCCAAGTCGTTTCCGAATTGAGTTGCCATCAAACGTACAACGTGATCCTCTAGAGACGCACCTTCAATCGAGTCCTCTAGGGATTCGGTTGATAGTTCGTACTGTAGACGGAACTTTGTTGTTGTAAGTTCGATCTTTGTGAATGCTGGAGCACTGTTTGCGCCTGTATCTTCAGCTTGTGTAGCTTTTGTTACAAGACGTGAACCAACACGGATCTTATCCAATTCCATAGTATTTCCACGCATCGTTACCTTGCGACCATCGTTAGCTAGAACCATCTGATCAAAGATGTATTCGATAAACTGTGTAGATTGTGTTGGGTTAAGAACACCACCTGCGTCACCAGAGTTTCCCTGGGCTGTCATAGCACCAGGAGATGTTAGTGGAGAAAGAACTGTACCGCTTGTTGCGGCTTTTTCTAAAATATCACTCATTTTTATTTTTCACCTGCCTTTTATTTTCTAATTTAAGTATTGCGAGGAACTGAGGAAGCGTCCCCCCCATACAGAATCTGACTTCTGTATAGTTGTTTCTGTGGAACTCTCAAGTTCCCCAGATTTCTTTACAGCGGTATCGTTTTCTACAGATTCCAATCTTCCATTAATTGTTTGTACTGCATTTACGATATCCGCCAAACCTTTGTTGATCTCTTCTAAACGAGAATCATTTTCTACAAGCTTATCGGTTAAAGCTTTTGTTACTTCTGCAACAGTGTTTACAACACCGTTAACTGCAGCTGCATTTGTTTCGCCACTCTTTGTAAGAGCCTCGCCAACAAAATTTTTGATTTCACTAAGAGTCTTTTCAAGGTCAGTCGCCTCACCATTATCGGTGGAAGCGTCATCTGCAGATCCCTCTGTATCTACGGATGTTTCGACTGTATCTTCTGTTACTTCAACTTCATCAGACTTTGCAATCTCTTCTTCTGCTGGAGCTTCTTCAGCTTCAACAATTTCATCAACTACAACTTCTTCTGCAACTTCTACAATTTCTTCAACTGTAGCGTCTTCTGCAACTTCGTTATTTTCAGTCATATCAACACCTCCTTCATTTATTTGGGTGGCAACTAACTCTACGTCATTTGCCTCATTCACTACTGTGTTAGGTAGAGAAACTTCTGTTTGTACGCCAATAGACTTAAGGACTTTAACTGTCCAAGATCTAAGTGTACTCATTCTATGTCCTACAACTGTTTCAGACGGCTTCCAAGAGTCTCCATCTTTTTGATAAACTCTGATAGTCACCGCTGGGTCTTCTGGTGTTCCTGTAATTGTAACACTAGAATTTGGTACTTTAATTTTACCATTAGTTACTACTCTTGTTACTTTACCTCTTGCTGTTCCACCTGAAGAACCCCACTGAACAAAATCTCCAGTGGAATATTCTCCTGCTTTTTTAACATAATTCTTTTTCTTTTTAGGATTTTCTTCAGTCTGAATATCTGAAAATCTTGGATTTTGCTTAGGATACTTCTTTGGAACATCATCACTTGTGATTGTTCCAGGATTAACTGCCTTATGCATTTCAATTATCTTTGACATTGCTTCTTCAACATTTGCTTTTGTAATTTCGTCAATCCATCCAATAGATGAAAGCTCTGAACTGCAAGAAGCACAGGAATATTTTTCTTCATTTGAAAGATATGCCATTTCTTCTTGTTCACACCAGAATACATTTTGGATGTTGGACTTGGAGAACATACCGTCAATAACATCACCATCTAGTGTTTTCTGAATAGAAAAGATATTGGCAAACTGGTTAGCAGGTGAATCAACAAGTGATAGTTCTACTAAATCATATTCTTTAATGATACGAACTGTATTGTTTGTTTCTTCATCTAATTCAGTATCTGTTTCTTTAATTGCACCGCCGATTGAAAAACCAGTGAGTGTACCATCAAGAACCATCTCCCAGATGTCTTGAGCACCCTTAGAAACATAGGTATCTACAAATACTCCCGTATATTGTTTCTTTGTTTCTGGGTCGAAAAAAGTGTCTGATCTAAAAGAAACAACCTTTCCTGCTGGAATAGGTTGGTGCATCAATCTTACATTACCACGAAAGTTTGCAAAAGCTTTTTCTGATGCTTCTGGAAGCACTCTATCGCCTTGTTTGTCAATATTATCAAGTGTTGCAAAGCCAGAAACAATACGCTTTTCTTCATCAATCTTAGAAATAGGCATCGTCAAGTTGACGCTGTTACCATTCATAGAAAGCGATGCTTTTTGTAAATTAATCATAACACTTTAATTATACAGTGTTTTTCTTGTTACGGTTGTTGTCTGCCTTCGCCTTGTGCATTTCTTGCACCAGTTTGACCTTCATCTGCTAGATTATTTTGACGCTGTTGGTCTCTTAACCTATTTCCAGATGCCTGTGCAGTTTGCTCTGCAGCCTGTTGTCCTGTTAGTTTAACTGGCTCATCTCCCCCAGGAATACCAGACATTCCCATTCTAGACCTAACTTCATTAGGAAGAATTACCTGCATTCTTAGGTAACGCTCGTCAATCTTGGACTGAGTATCTTCATCTGTAAGAGTAAGCTCATTAAAGTTAAACTTAAACATATCTGTCTTTTCAGAGATAATTGCAGTAATTCTTTTTTCTAGAGCATCTTGTGCTGGACGAGTAACTTGTTCCTTAAAACTCTTGTCTGCTTCTTTAGCAGCAGCAAGGGAAAGACCTTCACCTGCACCAACTTTTGTCATTGGAACACGGTGTGCCATAAGGATTTCTTGAAGATTAGACTTGCGGTACTTATCAAATGATCCGTCTTGAATACCATTTTCAACGGCTTCCATCTTAACTTCAACCTTAGAACCTGCTTCATCTCCAGGAAGAGGAACGATAAGTGTTCTATGGGATTGCCCACGAAGGTTGTTTTGGAAAAACTCAAATAGCTTTGATTCTGCATCTCTGGAAAGTTTTGCTCCCTTAATCCAGAAAATATAGCGTGGTGTTGCTTTGTTTTCAAAGTATTCTAAGTTAAACTTTGAAGCAAACTCATTACCTGCCATAGCATTTTTTGCAGGAACAATAGCAGGAACACCATAGTAATTGTTTGTTGGTGTGTAGTCAGCAAAGTGAATAATTTCATTTGGTCGTGGGTCTACGCCAATAGGGGCTGCCGATTGATCCTCATCGTGAAAGTTTTTAAAGAATGTAAACTTACCGCCAACAAGTTGGACAAAGCCATCTCGAAGTCTACGCACACGCATTGTTGCAGCAGGAATATGACCAATATATCCAATCTCACCAGTTGTTTTTCTACCAATTTCTAGATAACCATTTCCAGTTGTTGCATAATCAAGATAGACTTTTGTTAGAGTTTCTGTAAATGTTTCGTTATCATTTCTGGTATCTAGCCATTCTAAAACATCTGCCTTTGCACGTTCCAGCTTTTTCCTAGACCTATTTAGTTTATCTGGATTATCTGACAGGTCTTCTAGCATCTGCTTAACTTTAAGTGATGGGATTAAGTCGTAGCCCAGACCAACAATGTTTGTTACTTTTGCATTAATTGCAGCATAGTTAGCAGCCGAAACCTCATAAGTTTTGCCAAGGGCAATAAGATTATATGGTGGTTCAACTACATCAAAAAGACCATAACCATATTGAAGGAAAACAAGTTGCTTTGATTCTGCATCATCACCGCTAATTCCATTAACTGGTGTTGCATAAGTTGTAGATGAAATACCAATCTGTGCAGCTTTTTCAAGTTTTCTTTTAGTATTACGCTTAAAGTTTTGATTAATTCCACGATACTTTAAAAGTTCTGGTGATGCTAGACTAAACTCATCAACGGTTACAATCTCTGCACTCTTCTGTAAACTATCAATAGCAATGTCTCTTCCCCAAATAGTATGACTTTGGGGTACTTCGTTATCTTCCACTCTTTCGCTCATTTGCAAAAATTTCCTTCCAGTTGTCGGTGTCTCCGTAAGGGGTGTAGCCCTCAGCCATTCTGTCAATATCTTCTCTTGCCTGAGTATCACTAACTCTGCCAACTCCAGGCATAAACTTTGCTACACCATCTGGTTTACCCCAATATGCTGCTGCTTTTGCAAGAGAGCTCATATTTCTAATGTCATGCTTCATTGAAGGAACATTGAGGGTATTGCCATCATCATCCTTAAATGGCTCTCCATTTGGTAAGACCCAAACATAAATTCCGTATTCTGCGGTGGACTCAACCGCTTCTACACCTTTTTTAGTATTATTCATACCACTATGATACCATTTCTACTCTGTTATTGCATACTGAGGTGCAATTTTATAATTAAATCTTTTAACTGTTTCAATTTTTTGGATTTGAAATAACGATCCACCAACATATCTATACATCTTTTTATTAACAATATAAATAGCACTTTCTAACAGATTAACCTTAGTAAAACTAACAGATACAGACTGACCATCATGAAATAGGGTCGTATCTACAGCACCAGTAACCTGGTATAGTCTAATATCATTTTCCGCAACACTTAATAATATTAGATCCCCATCTTTAATATAGGTCTGTCCTTTTTTTAGTTTAGCATTTATTATTTTATTTAATTCTAAAAGTCTATTATTAAATGTTAAAACGGTATTTTTTGCAATAGCCGTTCCTGTATCATCAGAAAAAACTACTCTGTTTGCAGTTGGGTCTGGATTAAAAGTAATTACTGAACCATTTGGAAGGGGACCCATAAGACCTGGTTTTGGAATCTGAACCTGAACAGAGGTTCCGCTTCCTTTTAGAACAATAGCCCCTGACTTAATAGCAGGTGCAGTTTTATCTTTCTTTGTTTTTTTATCCTTATAAGTATAAGTAACCAAACTAGTAACAGTATCTCCCACCTGTATACCAGATATACTATTAACAGCTAAAGTAACTTTTACATTTTTGGCAGAACCACTTGTTGCCGTTTTTGGCTCTATGGCAGTTAATGTTCTTTGTACTTTATCTGTTAAACCAGAGACATCAATATTTTTTGTAGTGCTTCCAATTTTTATTAGTTTTGATCCTACATCAAGTCCTGCAGTTGTCGGAATATAAGCAAAATTATCTGTTGATAATGAGGCTTTTGTAGCTTTTGTTGATATTGTTGTTGTTTTAACAGTTTCTGCGTTATAGGTAATTGTCATTGTTTTTGTACTGGTAGCAGTAGAAGCACTTAATGTATTATAAATAAGACTATCATCAGACTCTGAATAATAATAGGTACAATTAACTATATCTTCTAAAGCAGAAGAGGTTGATGAATCATTATCTACTAATGTTACAGATGATTCATCTGTAACTATATATTTTGATATTTGATTTCCAGTAAAAATATTATAAATATTATCTAAGCTTCCAAGCCCATTATCTGTAATAAGTTTTTTATCAAATATCATTAATTGATCTATATAAAATTCTGTAGTGTTTCCTGCTGTATTTCCAAGAGTAATATTAATTGGGGTATCATTAATAATAACTGCGCTGTCAAAGGTAATTGTTATGTTTTGCCATTCATCTGTCTTTGCGGTTG